GGTAATTCGAACCGCGATTGCGGACTGTTTCGTGGTGCTCCTAAGGGGGTTGTGTTGTCATGATGATTGATCACAGTGCAGCTGCTACTCAGTCTCTAGTAGGCGGAATTGTTGGAGTGACTCAGCAGGCCATCAGCTCCATGATGCTTGAAGGTAAGTTGCCACAGTCTGGAACAGTGGGTGAGTTGATATTGGCTTATTGCGACCGTCTTCGGGAACAAGCTGCGGGACGCATGGGTGAGGAGGGTGGGCTTGACCTGGTGCAAGAGCGTGCTGCCTTGGCGCGCAGCCAGCGAATCAGTCAAGACATGAAGAACGATATTGCCCGCGGTGACTATGCGCCGATTGGCATGCTGGCCGATATGCTTGGACTTGCATCAAGCGCAGTTGTTGATCGGTTTGATCAGCTTGACGGTGCATTGCGCAAGGCCTGCCCAACATTGCCAGACGACGCCAAAGCCACCGTGATGCAAGTGATTGCATCGGCCCGCAATGAATGGATTAGATCCACATCCAAGCTGGTGAGTGATGCCATAGACGCCATGGATGATGATGATTCTGACGACGCCTCAGAAGATCAGCTTGCCGAGGTTGAATGACCAAGTTTGCATGCCTTCACCACGCCACCAAAGCGGCAACTAAGGCCGCTGTGCGCCTGGGCCTTGAAAGTCTACGATCGGAGCCACCACAGCGCTTGAGTGATTGGGCTTCTGCCAACTTCAAACTGGCCGGTGAGTCTAGCCACCAAAAGGGCGCTTGGGAGGCCTGGGCCTTTCAATTGGGTTTGCTTGACTTTATGAGCGATGACCGCATTGAAGAGCTGGATGTGATGAAGTCAAAGCGGGTTGGGTACACCAAGATGGTGACCGCAATGGTTTGCTACAACATTGCCCACCGACGCCGAAAGCAAGCCATCTGGCAGCCTACCGACGATGACCGAGACAGTTATGTAAAAAGTGAAATTGACCCGGTTTTTGATGCGGTTGACGCAATCAAAGCAGCTCGTAAAAAAAGCAAAGGCCACGAAGACACCATCAAATACAAACAGTTTCGTGACTGCGCCCTGCACCTGCTAGGCGGTAAAGCCGCCCGGGCCTACCGGCGCATCACTGTAGCGGTGTCTATCCTGGATGAGTGGAGTGCGTTTGACCAACAGGTTGAAAAGTCTGGCGACCCAGGCGGCCTTGCAAAGGGCCGTTTGGAGGGTGCGCCGTACCCAAAATTCATTGGCGGATCTACTCCGCGAATCAAAGGTCTTGACCACGTAGAACGGGCAATAGAAAACGCTGCCGGGTTTGTGCGATTTCACATAGACTGCCCGCATTGCGGCGCCGATCACCCGCTGATGTGGGGCGGAAAAGACAAACTCCACGGCTTCAAATGGGATGACGCCAACCCCGACACTGTGCGTCATGTGTGCCCACATTGCCACGGATCCATCACCCAGGCTGACTACCTGAAGGGCGGTCAACCATTGACTGGAACATGGGTGTGCCAAAAGACCGGCATGCGCTACGGTCCAGACCGAGTGTGGAGAACACAAGCTGGCATGCCAGCCAACCCACCTATCAGCCTCGGCGCCCATGTGTGGGCAGCCTACAGCCCACAGCGCAGTTGGCCCAGCATCGTCAAAGAGTTTTTGGAGGCCATCGCCGCCCTAAAAAAGGGTGACGCCGGTCCGATGCAGTTGTTCGTTAACGAAACCCTTGGTGAAACATGGGAGTTGCAAGGCGATCGCAGTGATGAGCACGCCCTACAAGCCCGAGCCGAACCATATGACCTGTGCACGGTTCCTGTAGGCGGTTTGGTTCTCACTTGTGGCGTTGACGTGCAGCGCAACCGATGGGAATTGGCTGTCTGGGCGTGGGGTCGTGGTATGGAGTCCTGGGCCATAGATCACCACATCATTGACGGAAACCCAAGCAGCGACGAAGACTGGGAACACGTGACCACCTATCTGCAACGCCGTTACCCACAGATGTGGGGTGGTGGAAGCATGGGAATCAGTGCCACCACTATCGACTCAAGCGACCAAACCCAAGCGGTCTACAACTGGGTGCGCCGAAATACCCACACCTTGCCATATCTGCGAGCCATCAAAGGTAGCAGCGAAGAACACAAGCCAATCCTTGGACCTAGCAGCAGCCAAGAGGTGAATTGGCGCGGCCAAAAGTGGCCAAATGGCATCAAACTTTGGAGCATTGGTGTAGACACCGCAAAAGATTTGCTGTTGGGGCAACTCAGCATCATCAAACCTGGGCCAGGCTATGTGCATTTTAGCCAGCAACTTGAGCGCGAATGGTTTGAGCAACTCACCGCAGAGCAGCGCATTCTGGCAAAAATAAATGGACGTGATGCTTACAAGTGGGTCAAACGCCGCCAGCGCAACGAGGTACTGGACTGCCGAAACTACGCTACCCACGCTGCCTTTAGTCTTGGTATGCATAACCTGACCGACAAACGTTGGTCAGAACTTGAGGTCGCTATTCAACCTCCAAATGGCGACCTGTTCTCAATGGGTGCCATTGAAACCGACAAGACAGAAATTAAACCCATCCAAACCCAAGTGTCAGCCATAACAAAACCGATCCGTCGCCCCCCAACCCGCCAGGCCACGAGCTGGGCAAAGAAATGGTAACCACCTATGACCGACATCATCGACGACTTTTTGAGCCGAATTGCCAACCATGTACCAGACCTTCCGTTTGATGTGCGCCTGCGCGTCGAGTCCGATCTTCGCCACACATGGGGTGGCAGTACCATCCAAAAAACTACCTATGTCGAAAAAGGCATACGTGGCTACGGAAAAGAAACCCGCGCCATGCTGGTGTCTATGGGACTGCAACAGCGCAAGCCGCTGCGACAGATCACTAAGGACATCGGCGTCTACCCCAGTACAGTGTTTCGCATGCTCAACCGCAAAAACACGAGCAAGTAGCATGCCTGTGGCAGTTTCCCCCTAAAAAAAAACAGGCGATCAGTTCACCATTGATGGCATGACCGCCACCACTGAGCCTGTCCGCATCACGGCGGGCGACACCATCATTTGGCAAAAAAGCCTATCCGACTACCCTGCCAGCGCCGGGTGGGTGCTAGCCTACACCTTGATCAATGCCGCCACCAAGAAAACTGTGACCGCTGCCGCCAGTGGGGCTGACCATTTGGTCACCATCACCGCTGCCACCAGCGCGGCATGGGCTGCCGGGCTTTACACCTGGGTGGCCACCGTCACCAAAGCCGCAGAGCGTTACACCGTAGGCACAGGCAGCATCACCGTGGTGGCTGATCTGGCTGCGCTTGCCACGTTTGACGCCCGCACCAGCGCCCGCAAAGCTCTGGATGCCGTCAACCTGGCGCTTGAGAGCTATGGCAGCAAGGCCTATTTGCAAGCCTATGAAATCAATGGCCGCAGCCAAAAGTTTCACACCCCTGGTGAATTCTTGGCCTTTCGCAGCCGTCTGGTTGCAGAAGTGGCCGGCGAAGACGCCGCCGCCCGCATGGCCGCAGGCTTGGCCCCGCGCAATCAAATCCGGGTCAGGTTTGGCCCCCGCTCATGATCAGCACACCCACACCACCCGGCCTGCTGCGCCGCGCCTTGCAAAAAATCACTGGCGCCGTCAGTGGTGGCAATCGCTACACATTGAAAAGCGCCCAGCGCAACTACGCCGCCGCGCAAATCAACCGTCTTACTGAAGGCTGGACCACGGTGAGTATGAGCGCTAACGCCAGCGTGCACCGCAGCCTGGATCCCGTGCGCGCGCGCAGCCGCCAGCTTGCAAATGATGATGAATACATTAAGAAATGGCTCAAACTTGTGGTCACTAATGTGGTGGGTCCGCAAGGCTACCGATTTCAGGCGCGTGTCTATGACAACCCCGCCAAGCCAGACACCGGTGCCAACAACGCCATTGAAGCCGCTTGGGCAAAGTTCTGTAAGCGCGGTGTGTGTGATGTCACTGGCGAACAAAGTTTTGTTGGCCTGTGCCAAACCAACATTCGCAGCGCTGCGCGTGATGGTGAATACCTGGTGCAAATCATCCGTGGCAAAGACGCCGGCAATCAGTTTGGCTTGGCTTTGCAACTGCTCGACATTGACCGCCTTGACACCCTGCTCAACCGCTCGGCGCAGGAAAAAGTCCAGGCCATTCGCATGGGTAAAGAAATCAATACCTTTGACCGCGTCACCCACTACCACCTGAAAACCGCGCACCCTGGCGATATGTATGCCGCAGCCGGCGTACAGCAGTCCACCCATGTGCGTGTGCCTGCTGAGGACATCATCCATGGGTTCATTACCGACCGCCCGGAACAACTGCGCGGCATGCCGTGGGCGCATGCGGCCATGGTGGCGCTCAACAACCTAGGTGGCTACCGTGAGGCCGCCATCATCGCCAGCCGCGTGGGGGCCAGCAAAATGGGTTTTTTCACCAGCCCAGACGGCAACCCAGACCCGCTTTCTACCGGCTTCGATGCCACCGGCCAAGCCATTACCGACGCCGA